GAGAACATACAACCGAGCAGGAATAACAACGCGCGATTTGTAGATATTACAGTTAAGGACGGTTGGCGCTGGTTGCTTGATGAAAATGCCTCGATCGCCCTACAGCAAGATATCTCGACCGACGCCGCGATCGGGTTGGTATTGGACGATATCTCATGGCCCTCGATTTGGGGACGGTCGCTTGGTGCCGGTGACGATACGATCCCGTTCTATTGGGAGGATGCGAGGAGCGGATCGGCGTCTATAAACGAACTTGTGGAGTCGGAGATCGGATTCTTTTATATCGCCGCAAACGGACAGGCTGTGTTTATATCACGAAATACAGTTATATCAAGCGAACTAACGGTATCGGAAGATGAATTACTAAAAGATATCGGAGTCCCCCAACCTTGGGAAGTGAACCGGAATCGAATAAAGGTCGTTACAAATCCGAGGATATTGCAATCGGCTAAAGTTCTTTGGACGCTTGGCGACAGACCTAAAATAGAAGCTGGACAATCTCTTGAGTTATTTGCAGATTTCACCTTTGAAGATAGAACGGTCGCCGCGACCGAATTAACGACTCCGGTCGAGTCTACTGATTGGACCGCCAATGACGAACGGGGCGGGGGCGGATCTGATCTATCCTCGGACTTCACGATGGTCATAACTACCGCGTTCGCAGAGACCGCCAAGATAAGGATTTCGAATAACGGCTCGGTTGCTGGATTTGTGACCTTGGCACAGTTGAGAGGCGACGCAATAGACTCCCCTTATTCATCCTCGTTTATCCAGGATAACTCGGGGAGCGACCAACCGAGGACGTTTACATTCAATACAAGATATCAGCAAAGCACACAGCAAGGGGCGGACGTCGCCAACTTTTTAGGGACGATCCTGAATGAGATCAAGGAGTTTCCTGAGATAAGAGTCGAGGGAAGGCCGTCTATCCAGTTTGCTCTCGATCTTGGATCACGAGTAACCATCGAGATTCCCACCCTTGGGATAGATGACGATTACAGGATCGGAGCTATCAGACACGAATCACTTAATCCAACCTGTCAGGCAGTTAGAACGACTTGGAAAACAGAGCCGTTTAGTGACCTTTCAGCTTTTTGGATCCATCCTTCAGAAATAGGTATTGAAACAATACAGGGATATTAGGTTAGGAGTATTTATATGGAAGAAACAACTATAACCAAAGGGATTTGCTCGGGGCTAGATTTGGCAGAGAGGGATTCGACCCCAAGGATTCCATTGCTGACTCATGAGGCATGGATAAAACAAAAACTATTTGCTATGTGGAGAAAAAAGCGATCTCCGGTTGTATTGAATCCTTTGGTAAAGGGTGACCCGGTTGTAGCATTTATAGATTTTGGTAGATGGTCGGCGAAGTGTGGGTGCAATCCAGGAGCGCAAGAATACGTCACTCCAGGCGAAAACATATTCTTTTGTTTCCATTGTTTTAATCATGCCAACGGAGGACACCCCCGCCCCGTCAAGTTCCCATCTGATAAAAAGAGATTAGAGATCGAGAAGCTTTTAATGGATAGGCCGGTCGACGATTCTGTCGGTGGTACAAAGTTGTCAAAGGCGCTTAATGCAAAACCATTAATCAAAACTGCCCGCGGTGATCTGGGGAGAGCGTGGACACCAGACGAAACCCCTGCGGTCTTAAGGCGACAAAACAAAGTAATTGAGGCGGTGAAATAATGGGTTACACAACTATACCGACTCAAAACACTGGCGACCTTTGGACTGCCTCTGATTCAAATACTTTTTGGAAAGCTAACTTTGAGCATATTGCGGACAACAGATATTTGCCCCTAGCTCTCGCGGCTGGAGCGGTGCCGGAATCAATTACTGCTATGCCGTTGGATGTTATCGAATCGAGTGGCGCATCACCACAGGTTAGGCGCTACGCTAATAGGGGAGACGATTCCGCAGATGAGGCGCGAGAACTTAGAAACTATATTTGCCCTCCCGATTATGTTGGAACGCCGACCTTAAGGATTCATTATCACATGGACGGGGCGAACACAAGCAAACAAGTAACGCTAGTCGTAAAGATTGCGGCGATATCAGCTGGTGACACGAATGTCGAAGCCAAGGATTACGGCTCCGCAAATGTAGAAGTCGTAAATGTTCCGGACGCGGCAGATACTCATGCCGTTGTCGAGATAACTTTGACGAACGCCGACTCCTTGGCCGCGGGCGATTCATTCAACATACTGTTATATAGAGACGGTGACGCCTCAGAAGCCGGAGCGGACGACGACGCGGCTGGAGATATTATCATCACCGGATTGGAGTTTGGATATGCGTTTACGTAACGCTTTGCTTATTCTTTCTATTTATGTTACTTGGCTCAATGGCGGCGCGCTGGGGATGCACTTTGAGATTCCTAGCGGTCATGTGATTTTTGCTACGTCCGAGGAGTCCGCCTTGCATGAAGTCGGTCATTTGGTTTATGAATTCTCATTTGAATTTATTGAAACGGTTGAATTGTATCTTGAAGATGAACACAGTGGAGAATTGTACGATTATATGATTGATAACTACCCAGACAATATAGAAGAAATTTACGCCGAGCTTTATATGTGGGATAAGCTGTATTCTATCCCACAAGAGTTTGAGGAGTTCTTTTAATGCCTGTTGATTTTGACGGAATTGCCGATTTCATAGCGTTCGCCGCCAACTCTGTTTATGATGGGCTTGTCCAAAAGTCTATATTTTTAAGGACGGAGTCGGATGGTGTCGGGGGCGCAAATGTTGGCCGTCTGTTATGGAAAACGTCTGCTGGAGACGCGGCGGGTTGGTCAATTGTAAGAAACGATTCTGGTAATCCAAGAGCGAATCGTTTGGCCTATGTTCATTCTGCATCGGGAGACGATGGAGTATGGGAAACAGACAACGCGACATTTCCAGTAAGCACGGAGATTTCGATTGGAATCTCTATGGACGCGTCAGATATAAACAATGCTCCAATTTTATATTTAGATGGAGTTCCAGTAAACGTAACCGAATTTAGCACTCCAACCGGATCGTTTGATTTAGGTGATACTGAAGGTTTGCAAGTTGGTAAGGCGGGAGGATCGATAGATGCTTTATTTTACAACGGCAAAATCTGGAACATCAATCTATTCAACACAATCTTAACCCCCGCCGATTTCGCTACTCTACACGACTCCAAGATCGGCGGCCTTGGTATGCCCGGTCATATCTTCTGGACTCCATTCTTGGGCTCGGATGGCAAACTCGCGTTTACCGGCGCATTGGCTGGCACGAATTTTGTATACGATCACATTAGCGGAATCAAAGGGACACCGACTTCTTCACCGGTTGCGATCCAAGATATCGAGATCGCCCTCCCCTTTGCTTACGGATAATATAGGAGTTATTTATGACAGACTACCCAGGTGCAATAAAGAGTTTTGACCAACAAACAGACGGTGTATCGGATGCAGACGCCACAGATGTAAATGAGGCTTACGACGAGATCGAGGCTATTGAAACCGAACTCGGAACCGATGTCGCCGGAGCGCACACAGATGTTAAGTCTAGGCTGAATCAAGGACTCCCAGATGCGAACGACGCAGACACCGCGACACTATCAGCGACAAGGACTCTAACCGATGCCGACGGGGTGATCCTGAATTTGGATCCAGACGGTACAAGCAGGGACGTAGAACTCCCCGCCGAAGCCGCTACAAATCACCCATTCTTGATTACCAATACGGCGGACGGTGACGGCGAGAACTTAGTTGTAAAGTCTGATGCACCGGCGACGATCGTAACTGTGAGACGCGGTCAAACCGCATACCTTCACTCAGATGGCACGACATGGCGGGGGTATATTGTTAACGGGACACAAGCAAAACAGACTGTTTATATTCCGGCCTCTTTCATGTTTGCTCAAACGACGAACGGGTGTGAACCGCTTACGCGAATAGAATTAACCGCAGATCAACCCGAGCTACTTGTCTTGGCGTTTGACGGTGGAACCGCGGAGTTTGCTCAATTCGAGTTTGGCTTTCCTAAGAAATGGAATAAAGGCACGATCACATTTAGGGTTAGGTGGACATCTACCGCGGCAGATGCGGACGGTGTCGCCTGGACATTGCAAGCCGTAGGAATGGCGAACAGCAACCCGATCGATGTGGCGTTTGGTTCCGCTGTTACCGTGGTCGACAATGCAGACTCAGCAAGTAGAGATCAGTATATCTCCGCCGAAAGTGGAGCGGTAACAATAGCCGGATCACCTGGAGACGATGAACAAATTAAGTTTAGGCTCGGTAGAGATCCATCCCACGGAAGCGACGACATGGCCGAAGATGCCGAACTGATTGGGATTGACATCTTTTATTCATTAGAAGCCGAGAGTGATGATTAATGGCAATAACAGAGTTCGGAGTATCAGTAACCAATAGCGCTGAAGATACGGACAGGGTGGCCGTTAATCATACACTTGGCGCTGGAAACGGGAATAGGATTGTTGTAATTTCTATTATGATGAGGGACGGAACACAAGACCCAGATGTGTCAGCGTTGACTTATGGGGGAGTGGCCGCTACTGAGGCGATAGACATAAACAATTTAGGAGATAACGCTTACGCCGGTGTGTGGTATGTTCTTGAGACTGATCTTCCGGGGGACGGCGTAAACGAGGCATTATTGATAAGTACAGTCCCGTCCACAAATACGCTGTTGATTTGGGTAACTTCTATCCAGGACGCTAACCAAGCCTCTCCAGAAGATACAGGTTCGCAAGAGCGCTCTGCAGCTTCGGCCACATTCGACTTAACAACCTCGGACGGGTCTTATCAACAAGACGCGGCTTACAGCGACGTTCATTTAACTGCTCTTACTTGGGGTGTAGACCAAGTGGAACAATTAGACCTAAACCTGGACAATTCGAGATGGGGTGTTTCCAATAAAGAACAGCCATCGGGAGGAACCGATACGTGGGTTGTCAACGGAGGGAATGACGAATGGGCATACGCGGGTGCTTCTTTTGCTGGTATACCCGATGTTGTTGTTGGGGGCGCCCCTATATTTTTCTAAGGAGTTGAAAAAGATGAAGTCGCAAGGATTTTTAACATGACAATTGATTTGAAGCTATGGGAAGATTTGGACACTGATGAACGCAGGGCGTTCGGCTATGACATATCGGCTTGGGGTGATGATATAACCGAACCGCAGATTCCTATCGATTTTGCGTTTCATAGAACATCCTGGGGGTTGCATGTAGATTCTAAATACGATAATCACAGCGGGAAGATTTCAGAGATAACCGATATCCTTGGTGGTTATCATTACTACTCAACTGCTGTACCATGGAAGAAACAGGTCGATCATTTCTTAGAGCTTGTTACCAATAACCCCAACGGATCCAAGTACGAAATGATTGCCTGGGACTTTGAAGCAAAAAACAACATACTATCGCGCAGGGCGGCAAAGGAAGCGGCTGAAGCTATCCGATATTTGCGAATAGGTTTTGATGGGATGGTTTTGGTTTATGGAAATAATAACGACTACTCGGTATTTTTAGAGACCTTTGTAGACGTGGCGTTTTTGAACGATACACCATTTTGGCTTCCTTGGCCCGGGTCAAGAATAAAGAATCCTTTTAGTGTTGAGATAAACGAACAACCTGAAATGGGTAACTGGCGCGGCAATTGGCCCAACAGGCGGTTTGTCCCATTAAAGCGACTAAAGGGTACCTGGGACTTCTGGCAATATTCATGGAATGGAGACCCTGAAAAATTAGGTATAGTCGGCAAGAAGCAAGTAGACGTGAATGTTTATAACGGTACGAGGGCAGACTTACGCGAAAGATTAAATATGGATGGTGACACACCAACTCCAGACCCACCCACCCCACCGGATGATACAGAAGTCCGTAATAATACGCTCGACGAAGTTAACGCAATGGTTGAAGGGATGAAGTCAATAATATGACAGACGAAAACGGGATATTAAAAGATATAGAGGAGTTTTTAAAGGGAACGTCTGACGACGTCGAAACGACCAAAACGGGCAAGGTCTTATTATTGGCAATGAGACTTGACCGAAAGGAAAGACGAGGAGAGTATCGAGAAATAACTAACGCTCTAAGCAAATTATCTCTTATCGTCTTTGGAACTGATGAGGACCACACAAAAGGACTTGAACATAAAGTAGATGTATTAGATCGGTTTAGGAAAAACATATTGAGGATATTGGCTGTCCCTGCCGTCGCCTTTTTGGGTGCTGTTGGTGCGTGGTTTTGGGATTTGTTAGCTAAGTAATTAAAGAGTTTAGGCGCTTGTTTATAATACAGTTCTCCGCGGGATCGGGTAATATTCAAGCGCCATTCTTTTTAATTGTATGGACAATGTTATATTATGTCAAGTAGTGAAGCGAGGTTAGATGGCATATAAACGAGAGGTCGGAGTCTTTATTTCAGATACACATGCGGGGTCAAAGTCAGGGTTAATAAATCCAAACATGTTGTTTACAGAACATGACCTAAAGACGGGGAAGGAGGTTTTCGTCGAGCCGCTGCTGACTCCTAAGAATAAATATCTATGGAAACAATATGACAAGCACGTTGACATAGCCTTTGACATTATTGGAAAGGATCCGTTTCATATATTTCATATGGGCGATATTACTCAAGGGAACAAATATGGAAGCGGTGATTTGTATAGCGACGTAGGGAATCAGGTCTTAGTTGCGAAGGCCAATAAGGAGCCGTGGTTGTCGCGAAAGAATAAACCGAAATCGATGCGTTTTATCTGGGGTACTGATTCCCACGAGTTTGAGAACGGATCCGCCCCAAGACTTTTGAGAGAGTTGATCCTGTCAGATCACAAGGAAATAGATGTAAAGTCATATGCTCATGGATTCATCACCGTGGCCGGTGTAAAAATTGACCTTGCCCATCACGGAGCGGGGGCAGGAATCAGAGAATGGACGCGGGGCAATGTGTTCAGGTTATATACAAGGTCTATAGTAAAAGAATACATGAACGCAAAATTACCGATCCCTGACCTTGTGGTGAGAGCACATTTCCACGAACCACTAGAAACACCGATCACAGAATTTCCAGAATACAAGCCAGTTAGGACCACTGGATTATTGATCCCCTCATATCAATTGATTAATGGTTACGCGAGAAAAGTAACTCGCAGTAGATTTGTGACAATAATCGGTATGTGTGTTGTGGAGTTTGTAAATGGAAAACCGCTTACCCCTCACTGGCTGTTAGAGCCAAGAGAGGACTTAACAAGAGAGGTCATAAAATGACTGGTGTGAAACCGTTACCTGAAGATGTAATGAAACAAATAATTGAAGAAGGAAAAGCGGCCAAGTTACAGCCGGGGGATATTACTTCGGAGATTGCTATGGATGAGTGGGACATATCAAGAAATACCGCATTAGAAAGATTGAACAAACTTGTAGACGAGGGGGTCTTAGAAAAAATAATGTATAGAACTGAAACAAAAAGACGCGGATGGTTATTCCGCCCAATAATTAAATAGATGTTATACTGTGTATACCTATTCATCCACTATTTGATATCGGAGGTAGTAAAACATGCAATTAGATTTTAGTGTAGTAGAACTCTTAAAGGCTCTTGTCGGAGTCCCCGCGTTGATCGCATTGGTGGTAAATGTCCTGAAATGGTTTACCGTAATCAAGCCAGGTAAAGCGACCCAATGGGCGAAAATCCTTAACGTGGTTGTGTTCGCTTTATTGTATGTCTTGGCGACGTTCTATCCAGACATTGACATTTTGTACTTCGACGAGATCGCCCGGACAGTTGCAGGCTTCGGACTCGCTATGATCGGCTTTATGCCCGCGGGTGCCGTTATCTCTGGGAAAGTCCACGATGGGATTAGAGGAGTCCCGATCTTAGGAAAGTCGAACTCCTAAAGAGAATTAATTAGGTCAAGTAAAGAGAAGTCCCGTAGCGATACGGGGCTTTTTTCTTTGACGTATAAATATCTTTTTAAAGGTATTATCTTTCCTCAAAAAGAACTGTCAGTATGGGTTTTCTTATTCACACTTTACGATAATTCGCTTGCAAACCTTGTATATCTATGCTATAATTTAGGAAAATAAACGGAGGTAGAAAATGTCAAAAACAAGACCTACATTATTCAAGTCTGAAATGGTGAACGCGATCAAAAATACGGCAGTCGGTGTGTGGCCGCCGGAGCCGATTGACTCAGGTAAGCCATTCAAGAGTCACACGCGGAGGCTAGGGGGGTTGGAGGAGGTCAACAAAAATCCGGACGGTTGGGGTTGTATAGTAAACGTAAACGAATCGATCAATAACAGCAGGGCGACATTTTCAAGAGGACACGATATTTTATATGTTGGCCCACCCCTCGGAATCCCTGGAGACCTTTTATACGTCCGTGAGGGTTGGAGATATGCCTACAATTTGGTCAAGGGTTTTTCCTCGGATGCTGAAAACCATATTCAGTTTAGGGCGGACGGGTTAGTATATGAAATTAAATACGATAAAGAGGATGGCTCTTTTTATACTTCTCTATTTCCCAACCAAGACAAACAAGGCGGATCATTTTCAACCCATAAAGATTTTGGTCGTTGGCGTTCATCTATCCATATGTTTAAGTGGATGTCTCGTTTCTGGTTAGAGATCAAATCGGTTAGGGTTGAGAGGTTGCAAGATATAACAGACAACGACATTATCGCTGAGGGGGCGATTAGAAGCGGGTTTGGTGCAAAGTTTTTAGGGATCGATATCGGGAGTCTTTCTAATGCTTTGGTTCCAGACTGTTTACAGATTGCTTTCTCTCTTGGTTGGGACTCCATCAACAAAAAATCCGGCTACACCTGGGACTATAACCCTTATGTGTTTGTTTACGAGTTCGGAGTAAAAGAGGCAATAATCTAATTTCCCCAAAAAACACCCCTCTAATCGATTTTACAAATTAGGCATATAAAGAGACCCACCCACAGACCAAAACGAAAAAACACTACTAAGACACTACTAAGAGGAGCGAGTAAATGGATCAATCAGTCACAGAATCAATTCAAATGATCGCAGAGGAGCTAGAGATTGATATAGGCAGTTGGAGCGGTAAACGAGAATTAGCTTTTCAGTTGTGGAAGATGGCAGGCGTAAACGCCCCCGCTAGACCTTGGTCTCCGGAATATTTACACGGTGTTTTGAAAGGGTCGACTGCCCCCTCTGAAATTATGAAAAGAGCGATCCAATCTTTAGGCGCCGCGATAGACGGAATGGATTCGGATATCGCCAAGGCGCGAGCGGTTGAGGTATTTGTCCTGGGTGATGTTCGGCCGGGGACACTGATAAAGGGGGCGTCGATAAAATGTATTTATCCCCCTTGCAAGATAAACTTTATACCCCGCGATTCTCGCCAACGGTACCACGACAAAAAATGTCGGGCGAAAGACTATAAGAGGATCAAGACGCAATGACAAATAACTCACCTCGATCAATAGTTGAAAGAATCAATAAGAAATATCCAAAATACCCACCAACGATATACTCACACAAATGGATTTATGGTACGTGGTACTGTGGCACATCGTGGCAAAAGGCAATATACTATGGGCAATTTCCTAGCACATTCGTCAAAAGAATACTGGCGGGCTTTCCAACAAAAGAAAATAGGTTTTTGCATTCTTGTTGTGGGCGGTGCCGTATTGACGGAGCCATTAATTTAGATATTCACAATTTACCTGAAGTGGATCAAATCGCAGATGTTGAAAATTTGCCTTTTTCTGACAATTCATTTGATGTCATATTGATAGACCCCCCTTATTCAGAAGAGGATGCAAGCAGATACAAGGTTAAACGTTTAATAAACTCCAGAAAAACAATGACGGAATCAAAAAGGGTTTTGGTTCCGGGTGGATGGTTGCTGTGGCTTGATGAAAAATACCCATCGTTCAGACGAAAGGATTGGGAATTAAAAGGGCTGATTGGCATTGTCACAGGATTCGAACGCAGAACTCGTTTGTTGAGCATGTGGAGAAAGCCCATGCACGCACAGCAAGAAATGAGATTTAACGAATCGGAATCTAACATAAAAACACAAATTGCGTACCCACAGCCTAAAAATGAGACACCCGTCTTCGATGGGGGAGGGGTTGACTAATGGCTTTTTACGCCTTTGTGTTGTTGATCGCATCAGTCCTCGGAGCCGCCTATTGGGTCTTGGACAAAAACATATACGCGTTGTCGGTCGCGGTCCCCTCTTTGGTCTTGGGCATATATCTATTGTGGAAAGACGCGCGGAATCATTTGGCAGAGACCGCGGAGAGAATTTCGATTACCGGCGATCTATTGTTTTTGCAAGAGCTAAGAGGATCGACGATTGACGAGCGTGAGTTTTTCAAAGAGATCCGGATAACAGCAAAGGTAACCCCTGCCCCAGGTGGTGCGCTGTTCGATATCGAAGGAGTCCCGGCTTGGTTCGTCCGTCAGTTTTTCGCCGACTCACATGCAGAACACGAGGGCAAGTATTTTAAAGCGATCCGCAATTATCGAAATACATCCTCCGCCCCGTTGCAAGATTGGGCGGGGATATTGACTCGGAAGTTGTGGGACATTGGTGAGGTCGAGTGGAGCCAAGGAAATCGACCGGCTCGTATTGTTACGAGTTGGGATAGTTGTTGGGAATCATTGATTCCAGTGATGCCGAAAAAACCGCATAATATTATATTTAATAAAGGAGAGTGACATGCCACACAAAAAAGTAAAATCAAATCTCAATAATTATGTGTATGTGAAGCTAAAAGAAAGCGGAAGGATTGTCTTTTTGAAATATTGGGGCGGTGATTTTGCACAAAAGAAGCTGATAGATGATACCGATAAAGACGGATATACAAAATTTCAAATGCACGGCTTTATAGATATGTTTGGACAACACATTCTCCTTGGAAGTAATCCGCCTGTTGAAATGAATGTATTTATCGAGGTTGAGACTGAAACAACTTGACCAAACAAATCATTTACATCGAGAGAAAGTACACTCGAGTAGTCCGGATAAAAAAGAAAGCATGGGGAGGGTTTATCAAACCGCCCCCAGGATATCCCCCGCTCAAATGGAAAACGACAAAAATACAGAGCGACGGAGAGGATATTATTTTGAGACAAAGGAGATTGAAATGAAGAAAACATTTACAATTAATTTTGAGCTAACAATTGATGATAGCGACGGCGTTGATTGGTTCTCGTTTTGGGAAATGCTTGGTAGATCAATGGCTTTGTTTTTTGGGTTCGATATTACTACGTCGTCGTTTACAGTATCCGAAATTGAAAAAAATGTCGACCTTGAAAATGATGATAGTCCTTAACCACTTGTATATCTATGATATAATTAACTAAAACTTCGGAGGTAGTAAATGGCAAAACAAATACCAGTAACAAAAAAGGAAACAAAGATATTTAATACCCGGTTGGCGAAAGTGGATCGCGAGGCATTGGAGAGCAAGGTTGAATTGTTCGGGCTTGAATCGCAATCAGATTCGGTAAGGATGGCTATTCGGGTTGTCGATAATCTTTTTGGGAACGAATTAATGATGGATGATTATTCCGGAATGTCTGTTTATGGTTTTATCAAAGCAGAATGCGAGGCATTACTCGACGACAACAACCGCCTCATCAACCGCTACGAAGGCGGCCGGACCTTATCCGGTTAAAATCACCGACCGCTGGGGAGGAGGTCCCAACGGTCGGTAACAAGGAAAATAAAATGAACCATAAAAAGTATACCACAAAAAAACGGAGGCGCTAAATGCAAGCAACTAAAATACAGTACGCCCATTTTTCAAGCAACCCGATCCGCCCATTTATCAAAGGTCGTGCGAAAGGTTGGTTTTGCACAAAAGTAAATCGGGGTTGTAAATATTGTTATTCTGAGACAATGAATCGCCGCCTCGGAAACGGACTCCCCTACTCCAAGCTAAACGAAAAAGCCATAGAGTTTAGGATCAATAAAAAAGAGATCGTGTCGTTGTTGGCCGTCAAACCTGGAAAGGTTGTATTCGTTTGTGATATGACCGACCTTTTCCACGAGCTCATAACCGATGAACAGATTGACGAAGTCTTAATGACCTGTGCATCAAATCCTGAAGCGATCTTTTTAGTCCTCACAAAGCGTCCGCGGCGGATGGCCTCCTTTGTAGCCAGTAAAGCCGCCTCATTCGATAACATTTGGTTCGGCGTTTCGGCTTGTGATACTGAGACGCTGGAAAAAGCCGCGGCGGAATTGACTCCGAGACCAATCAATACGTGGTTATCGCTAGAGCCGTTTGTCAAAGATATAAAAGGCACAGTCCTAATAGACGCTTTGGGGTTTGGCGGGTTCCGTGTGTTCGATTGGGTCGTCGTTGGGGGTGAGTCCGGCCGGTCAAAGAATATCGCTATGTGTATCCCCGCGTGGATGCAGGGAGTCGTAGGCGATTGTAAGTCCCAAAATGTCCCGGTGTTTGTAAAACAGATGGGATCAGCTTGGGCAAAGTTTAGGAGAGTACACGTAACCGATTCCAAAGGAGGCGATTTTAATCACTGGCCGCAGGATATACGAGTCCAGCAAACACCGATCAAGTGGGGAGAGGTGAGGTTGTGACTAACATCGTTTATAAATCCTCTATCTATATCAGACCCGTCACCTACCCTCAAGCGCAGAGGAAAACATTTGATTTTGTTTGCTCAAGCTGTTGGCGCAATCTAGTGATCTGGGCACAAGAGGATCGAGACGAGTATCTTGTATTATGTGTTTCATGCGACGAGGATACCCGCGGGTTTGTGCATGAGTCGACAGTTGAAAGAAAAAAGACAGAGGATCATTTCAATTCACAGGAAGTAAAAAAAGCATACCCGGCGCTGGATCCAAATCCACGAGAAAAGAAAAGCGCTGAAGATAATATTAACGACTTAGGATTCTAAAGGAGAATCAAAATGATGAGCAATTTGTTTGAAAGTGTACTAGGGTTATGGGGCGCCAGCGACGACAGTGAACGCGTGGCGTTCGATATGGTAGCTGAAGCCGATGGACACGGATTGATGTTACGAGTAACAGACATTGAGGCACTATTGGACGCAATCAAAAACGAAGCCCCTGATTTGATCGAGATATATCTCAATCAAGAAGAAATTTTAGAAACCCTCGACTTGTTATGGGATTCAAAAACCATCAAAGCCAAGCCAAAGATTGTATGGCCGTTTAGTTTTAGATTCCGAAAGCCTGAAATCAAACTTGAGATAAAATAGGAGAATTTAAATGTCACCAATCAAAGGATTAACAGATCGAAACATGGCTTTCCCCAAGATAGGGAACATCCGCAAGGGAGAGCCAAAAGGGGAGAGCAAGTTCCCGAAAGACCTGGATTATTTCAGGGTTGAGTTTGACGAGCTAGAGGTTGAGGCCGCGGAGATATTCAATAACCACTACGGACCCGAACCAAAAGAGATATTGATCTGGTTGCCGTATAAAGAAATCTCGCAATGTTGGGACGCGTGGCTCGAAGCCTACACCGCGGGGGCAATGGTTGCGAGATCGGACGGCGAGATTTATTTATATCTGAGGGAGCCGGATACTGGACGGGTTATTATCAAAGATGGACTCGACGCTGTAACTGACACACCGAGGCCTTATATCGCGGATGAACCCGCTACACATTACGAGGACACCAAGGGAAAAAAACAGCCAGTATTTTTAAAGCACGTTGGGCGGCTTGAGGTAATAATTCCGATCTTGGGTGAGTTGGCGTCTTTGACATTACACACGAGTTCACAGTACGATATAGGACAAATCTCAGAGAACTTGGCGGCGTTGTATCACATGGGCGGGGGATCACTTCAGAACATAGATATATTATTACATCGAAAACCCAAGATGATCTCGACCCCAGGAGAGGGAGGCAAGAGAGTCCGCCGCGAGAAAAGCCTTATATTTTTGAAGGCCAGTAAATCATGGGTCCAAGCACAGCTAACGGAGAAAAGGGAACTAGCAGAAATAGAACCTATTGAAACCGCCGGAGAACTCGGATCTGGAATTACCGCGGATAAAATCACCGGAGAGGTTATTGAGGGGACGGCAAAAGAAACGACTCCCCCCGTCCCGCATGTCAGACCCTACGACCCCAAAACATTGAAAAAGGGACTAGAGGCCAAGGTCGCATCGGATAAATATTCTGTCAAGAAGCAATCTAGCAAAGAACAGCGAGGACTATTGAGAATGTCCCTGGAGTTGGCCTGGATCGGGGAGGGCGCCAAGACGGTCGAGCAAAAGAGGAAAGATGTCTCGAAGTATTTGACAGATGAACATTCAACGTTGAAGATTCCCGCGCCGTGGGTGTGGGTGATGTTGAACGAGTGGCTGAAGCCTTCGCAGGATTCCGGTGATGCTTGGCAAATAGACAAGATCGCCGCGTCTGAGGCTCGTATGGTTTGGACGGTTGCGACTCAAGAAGCCGGACAAAAAGAGATACCGTTTTAGGAGAGTATTAATAATGGATGAGAAAATCGAAGTTAGAATAGCAAAGGCAAGAATTGTACCGCCGTTCGGTTTTAGCAATAGCGAAAGAATAATCGTGGATGAGTGTCCGTATTGTGGAAATAAACATACCCATGGCGCCGGAGGTTTTCACGATAACAGACAACGCATGGCTGACTGTTTCCAAGGTGAGTATAAGTTAGACCTTGAAGAATAACGATTCTGGTTGACGGTAAACGATAAATCGTATATAATATAGGGGTAGTCGTTTGGCTACCCCTACTTGTGAACGGAGTAATGGAATGCCAAAGAAAAATAAAAAAACAAGACGCTTTAACCTCATGGTAACCAAAACAACATTTGCCAGACTTGAGCATATTTCAGAGCATTATCTTAGAAGCAAATCAAACATGGTTGAGTTTTTGATAGAGAAGGAATTTAAAGCAGTGGCAGAAAAACAACAAGATAAATAAAATATGGTATACTTATCCTACGCGAGTAATCAACTGTATAATTGGAATATTCAAGCCTGTGGTTGGCGTCTCGCGTCGCTGACAACAGGCTTGAATATTATTAGGTGAAAAAATGGAATTAAACTCAAGAGAAATTAATGCAACAAAAACAGGGATTATGTATTTAGGATTATTAATTCAAGGAGTAAGAATAGAGGGACTAAAAGAATTAATGGGGAAAGCAAACGAAACGTCGTGGTTTATGGATCCAACTTGGTATATGGATAACGCGGATCATTTAGATGATTATTTGACGCTACTCAAGTCATTGCTAGAATTTCAAAAAGCATCAAGGGTTTGGATTGAAAAATTCGGAGAAAAAAGCGGGCTAGAGTTAACGGTCAACAAACTAGATGATTTCAGAAAATGGTTGGTAATGGAATTTATGATAAACGCTGATGCTGAAATGAAAGCTTTTATGGGGCTAGACGAAGAGGACGAATCAGAATGAGCGTTAAACAAATGGCCTTAGTTTGGGAACACGAATTCCCCCACAATAAACAATCAGTAATGCTTGCCTTGACAGACCACGCCAACGATCTAGGCGAAAAGATGTTTCCCTCTGTTGCTCGTTTAGCATGGAAAACGGGCTATAGCTCAAAACAGGTAAGCAGGATTATTAAATTCCTGATTGATGATAAGGTTTTGGTAAAAGTTAGACTTCACTCAAGATATAGACCCAACGAATACAAGGTTGATTGGTCAAGGGCAGTCAAGAAAGAGGACTTTATTAGTGACAAAGACAGAGAGGACAAAATGTCCACCCTGTCCGACCCCAGAGTAGACATTTCAAATCCCAGAGTGGACACAACTGAGTCCACCGAACCATCATTAGAACCATCATTTAATAATAATGATATAGGATTTTCAAAAGTAATAAAAGCCTATCAATCGTTAAGTGGACTTCCAATCTCAGAATTTATATATGCCGAGCTTGGTGCTTTATATGATGAGATATCTCATTCTATAAACGACGCCCCGTTAGCTCATCCAAACAAGGGGATCGGTTCCGAGGAGTTTTTAGTCAGAGCGATTCAACGAATGGGGCGAAACATAGAAAAACCAAATATCAATTATCTCGATAAGATTGTGCAAAGTTGGTTACAAGATGGCGTCGGTGCCCCACCCCCAGGAAAGCGAAAGAGAACAGCCAAGAAAAAACAACCTAACCAACTATCCGAAGCAATGACCACAGAAGAACTAGAAGAGGCGATGAGGAGTGAGTAGATGAGTGAAAAGAAGTATACCGATCTATCCAAAGCTGAGATCGAGCGAGTGTTTGCGGAGGATGTGTTGAATTTGAGATCGGGCGATTTATACCTCGGTGACCCTGTGTGGTTTGAAGATGATGGGCATTTTGTTATGACTCAAGATGAACTCTCCCCCCTCGCAGACCTCAATCATGCGATGCTTGGATTAAAAAAGGTATCTTGTGGGTGGAAGATGGTTGGCTTAACCAGCACTTGTTTTGTGGAGTTGTGGGACGGTGGGGCAAGGGCAAGGGGTTCAGCCCCCACCCCCCAAGAAGCCATAGTCGAAGCGTGCATTAGAATCAAGAGACCTGATTTGTTTGAGGAGGACTCCCCCAATGACAAAACCTAAACCGATCAGCGAAGTAACCGTAACCACCACCCACACACTAAAGCCAGGGAAGGGACGAGTCGTTATTGACTCAAGCAAAACCCCGCCTGAAGTCTTAAAGATAGACCATGGTTTATGTATTCCGAGTTGCGAATTTTGCGGAGGTCTTGGCTTGCTTCGATACGATGTACCAGTAGGTCATCCCAACTTCGGACAATTACACGACTGCCCCAACCTCCCCCCCTCCCCGATTAACTACAGCTTGTTCGGTCTAACCGAACAATTTACACATATGGGCTGGGGCGATATCCTCCCCATAAACGACGGACACCAAACCAGAGACATCCTAAAAGACTTACTCTCTACCGGTTACGGTTGGCTTTACTTACACGGCGCCAACGGACTTGGTAAAACCTTTTCGGCATCTATCGCAGTCGCCGAGGCTTTACGACAGGGGATGTCCGCTGAGATCATGGTGGTCGCCGATCTGTTAGATTATTTGAGGGACGCATACTCAGCCGAATCACCAATCGCCGATCGGGTAAATAAGATCATCGACCTTGACCTATTGGTTCTGGATGAGTTCGGGGCGCAGTATTCGACGCCATGGGCAGAGGAGAAGATCCAAACGATCTTACAAAAGAGATACCGGAACGCGTCTGAGGAAGGTCGCGGGATTACTATCTTTACAAGTGAATTTGCTCCGGAGGATTCGTTAGCGCCATACATCCAAGACCGATTAAGGGATTCTCGTTTCGGCAAAAATACAATTATAAAGCTAACCGGTAAGAGCGTGCGGCCGGTAGCTGGACAAACTAAATAGAAAAGGAGTCAAACGAAAATGACAAAAACTAAACCACACACCGATCTAATGATCGATCGGGCCGTCAAAGCCTTGATCTTTATCGAGGCATATAAATCCGAATGGGGCGGGAACACGCCTGCCAATCAAGAGATCGCGGATCACCTTGGTCTCAAAACCGAAAGACAGGCCCGGCTAGTAGTGGATATCCTAGAGGAGTCCGGACTTATTGAAGTTGTCAAGGGTCCGAAAGGCAACCGGCGCTGGATCGTGGTGAAGGGGGCGAGGTATACACCGAGTAATTTAATGACGACTATTCCGGGCAATATGATTCTCGGGGACAGTACAGGGTTTAATGAAAAGGCGGCCGAGGTAATTGTCGCTGACCAAGTCCGAAAGGAGCTCCTCAGTGGACTCGAATAAATTATCCGTAACAGTACGGGAAACGATAGCCGATCCGTTACAAGAGAAGATCATCCAAGCCGGGGAAACATTGTCGTCTAATCTTTGGGTCCTTGGTGATCTAGCGGAGGAGGCGGTAGCAGAAAAACCGCCCAAAGCGTCAACCGAGGCGATCTTGGTAAACGTTGGGATATTGTCCGGGAAGTCCGGCGCCCGGGTGGGTGATCTCCGATCGACGGCGAATTTTTATCCTAAAGAAACCAGGGAACAATACCCGTCTTTGACCCACTCACATTTTTTTGTCGCCAAGGCCGCGGGGGATTTGGAGAAAGCAACCGAATATTTACAAAAGGCAGAGGAGAGCGCTGATCTATACGGCGGGATTCGTATGCCGGTCGGTAAGTTGGCCGCCCAGATCGCGGAAGATAACCGGGACGAGGATACTCGGCCGGTCTGGTACAAGTGGATGAGAGGGGCGTATGCGAACGCGAAAAGGATTGATCTCAATCGGGGGAAAGAAGAGATACCGCAGGGGATAGCGTTCTTGGTGATGGATTTTATCGATGCGGTAGAGGCTCAATACGACGGTGAGGAGTTTCTCAACGGAGAAAAGAATCAAGAATGATAATTAACGCTGACGCTATCCAATGGGCGAAGGAATACAAGGGAAAGTTGTATCATGCAATTATTTGTGACCCCCCATACCATTTGACCACAATTACAAAGCGATTTGGCAAAGAGGACTCAGCCCCAGCACAGGAAGGAACAGACGGGGCGTTCAAAAGATTATCAACTGGTTTTATGGGTAAGATCTGGGATGGGGGCGATATAGCCTTTCAAAAAGAAACCTGGGAAGCCTTTTATAATATCCTACACCCGGGAGCATTCGGGATGGCTTTCGGGGGAAGTAGAACGGCGCACAGGATGGCAACAGCCATTGAGTCCGCTGGATTTTGGATACACCCGCAAATGTCCTGGAATTTTGGTTCAGGATTCCCAAAAGCTACCAGGATAAAAGACAACGAAATATTTGAAGGACACCGCTACGGACTCCAAGCCCTCAAGCCAGCATCAGAACCTATCATAGTATTCCAAAAGCCATACGAAGGTAGACCGATAGACTCCATCACAGAAACAGGGGCAGGGGCATTGAATATTGACGGGGGGAGGATTGGGGGAGATATAAACCAACAGCCAGGGGGGTGGCATCACGAACACACTATCAATGATGATGGATGGGAAGGTGGAAAGCAAAACGCCAACCTTCCACAAGGTCGCTGGCCCGCCAACGCCCTCTATACCCATTCCCCCCAATGCGAAATGATCGGCTATCGAGAATCGGACTCCTATCAAATAAACCGTTTCACAGACGGAGCAAAACCATTCGGTGATGCTGTTGGCGAAAAGTTTGAATCTGAGGAAGTGGAAGGTGGGCGTGTCTCAATATGGGAATGCGTTGATGGGTGTCCGGTGTTGGCGTTGGATAGGCAATCGGGACATTTGACAAGCGGGACAGGTGCAGTAAAAAAAGCTACATCTGCAGGACATCAGGGAAACGTATATGGGGCAGACAGTAGAGAATTTGGAACGCCAAACGTAGAATACGGCGACTCCGGTGGTGCCAGTAGATTCTTTCATCAATCCCATTGGGCAATCGAAAACGCTGATCCGTTTGTTTATCAGGCGAAGGTTAGCGTGAGTGAAAGGAATGCGGGGTTAGGTGGTGAACGATGCGGGCATCCAACTTTAAAACCAATCGCCCTAATAGAACACCTTGCGACTCTCCTCCTCCCGCCAAAAGAATACGCCCCCCGCAGAATCTTTGTTCCCTTCGCTGGTGTGGCTTCTGAAGTGATTGGTTGCTGGCGTGCGGGCTGGGAAGAAATCGCAGGGATCGAATTAGAGTCAGAATATGCCGAGATCGGAAAAGCAAGATTTGAATATTGGAAAAAGCAAGGGGTACAACTAAACTTATTTGAGGAGAAATAAAATGTCTTTTAACTTTGATTGGGATTCCCTGCAATGTTCATCAAAGACCGTAATAAAAAAAGCCGAGGTCCTTGGCTGCAAAAAAGCCAACTTGCAATTTAACCCAAGCGGAAGAACAAGAGATCAAGTATTGAGAGCGCGTAAAATGTGTTCGTTAGCCTGGGGTGGTTGTGGGAAATTAAAATACACGACCCAATTCCTGACAGCCTCAAAGGTTTGTAAGGTGTGCGCCAAAACAAAAGGAGAGTTTCTCCAAACATTCAAAAAGGGAAATTGCAAATTATGTGGGTCAGAGTTCAAGAGGACGAGTCCCGCGGTTGCTTACTGTAGCCAAGATTGTAATGATAACGCCAGGAGAGGGAGAGAACGGGCGCGGTATGTGCGAAAAAAAGCCTTGACATAAAGACGATATATCGTATATAATATAGGTAGTGTTATCAACTAACAAACGGAGTAGAAAAATGAAAGTTATTTGTAAAACCTGTAAAAGAGAATATACCAAGAGGGGTATAAAAAGACATAGACGTTTTTGTCTGGCTCCTCTGGTTAGGGAAAGACTGGAGTCGTTTTCGTCACTGAAAAATCACCAAACGCCTATCGAAAAAGTTATGGAAGATTCAAGACTTGATAGCAAAGTTTTTGAATCAATATTACAAACCACAGAGGGCGAGATTTGGGCTTGGATGTTCGGGAATAGATATTTACCGCAAGATATAAAACCCCCATGGAAAACACTCGGAGACGATGGTTTTTTGGAGGAGGTTACTAAATGACCAAAAGAAAATTCATAGACTGGAAGCCAAAAAAGAAAGAGCGGATCCAAAAGCTACGACATGCGATCGATATAATTGAGGAGTACGCAGACCAAGGATATGATCTATCTGTTAGGCAGTTATATTATCAGATGGTCGCTCGAAATCTAATCCCAAATAATAAAGATGAATACCGAAAGATTGTCGACATAGTCAAGATGGGTCGCCGCGCTGGTTACATCGATTGGGATATGATCGTCGACCGTGGGCGGTCATTAGATCGAAGCGCTCATTTTAACTCAGCGTCGGATATCATCACAATGGCGTCAAAGATATTTAAGCTCGATCGGTGGGAAGATCAAGAGAATCGAGTATATGTAATGGTTGAAAAAGACGCATTAAGCGGAGTGCTTGGTCCGGTCTGTGAAAAGCTTGACGTCCCATTTACTGCAATGAAAGGGTATTCGTCGGAGTCACATCTATACAAGATCGCTCGTGAGATTAGGGCATATGTCGAAGGTGGTCAACGGGTTTATATGTTGTATCTTGGAGACCACGACCCAAGCGGGTTAGACATGGATAGAGATATCGGAGACCGGATCCGTTTGCTTGGAGGCCTGAATGACGGCGAAGTCAATCGATTGGCGCTGACCTTCGAGCAGATCGAGGAGTTAAAGCCACCGCCCAATTATGCCAAGGTGACCGACTCAAGGGCGAAAGACTATATATCTCAATACGGCGAGTCGTCCTGGGAGTTGGACGCGATTGATCCTCCCTACTTGGCTGCGCTGGTAGAGACACATATTAGAAAGCATTTAGACGAGGATTTGTACGACGCTCGGGTAGAGCTAGAGAAACAAATCTCAGAAGAGTTGGAATTGATTGCCTATGAAGTAGGCGAGGAGTAGAAACAATGTTTCAATTAATTATAGATGATAACTTGTATTCGGTAGATTTTGAGCATTACAATCCAAAAGGTACCGACAAACGAATCCCAGAGCAATTAAAAAAACGTCCAGAAAAAAACGGCACCGCTGGATATTTTGGTGGTACAGTATGCGAGATAATCCCTTTGGACGATAAGGGTGAAATTTACAGGGGCGCGGTAATAAAATTGGGGTTTGCTTATCTTTGTAGATTGGATTCTCAAAAATATGATTCTGAACGTGGCCGTAAAATTTCGTTTACTCGCGCCCTTGACACCCCGGAGTTCTCTAAAAGAGATAGGACAGAATTTTGGGCTAAATACTTTGAGACTCAACACCATTCCAGAATGAAAGCTCATGTCGAAAATATTAAACGAATGACCTCGGAGGCGGTAGGCCGTGGAAAAGTTCCCTAAATTCTCCTGGTGTTGTGACGGTTGTAACCATGGCGGAGTCGCGATTGGCAAAACTCCCTTGTCGGCGATTGTAGCTCATACCGCAGTTGCCCCGAAATGCTTGGCTTTTATATTTATCGTTTTGATTGTAGGATCAAACGGAAAGGATATGACATGAAGGACTCTTGGAGATACTCAAATCAAAGACCGCCAGACCCGCCGGATGGAAAAGAATGTAGTTTTTGCAGGCGTGTTTACTCAAAGAAAATAAGGATAAAAGGCAAGATGGTTTGTCCGTTTTGCTACGATAAAGGCGGAAGGGGTAAAAATGCCAACTAAAGATCAAAGATCATTTGTCCATTATTTTTTCATCGGTTTGTTTATCGTAGCATGGGGGTTTATAATGGCCTCCGCGATCGGTTTTGTCTTGGTGCATACTGTATTTGTTCCTTGACGGTATACGATATATCGTCTATAATAAGGTAACTATCAAAACAAACGGAGTAAGAAAATGCTAACATATCAAAGACACGAAGTAAAAATAATTAGATGGATCGGACGCAACGCAACGATAACCCGCAAGGATGGCGGCAAACTCAAAGTTGTATCCGGCCTGCGCCATCATTATGGGAAGCCAGCCGTTGAGGTTGACACCGTAACAACCAGCCCTCAGAATATCGAGGGCTGTGTCGAGCTGGTTGTATGAAACCAAAATACTATCTCCAGATCACAACCCGAAAATTCAGAGAGGGCGGCCGAGTAATGCAATCGAAACCTATCGGTCGGATATTGACAGTCAAGATATTAAAGACTCCGGACGATTTCGAGTTGCCGGTCACGAAACAATGGGTCGTCGAGGTCTTTCCGAACGATGGCGATAAGAAGCGATTTACTAAGGATAAGTTGTCACCCCTGATTTGTAGGGCGCCGGATTGTACTGACGGATATGATATCCAGACAGGTCGACAATGGGTTAACGCCGCATCTAACGCGCATATTCACCCGATGATCGTAATGAAAGGGAATATTTTTGAAACACTAGAAGCCGCAAAAGAGACGGCGAAAAAAAGGAGAGTTTATTATGTCTGAAGAAATTAGAGTAGTTGAAAACGAATCGGGCGATGAGTTTGTGGAATTTGGCGCGCATCTAAGAGGGTTGGCACAAATAAAAATCGCTATTGAATCTCTAAAAAGGAAACTAGAAAAAGAGAACAAAGAAAAAACGGGGGGGATAATGGACGCGGACTCTCGGGCTTTTTTAGATGGGATTCTCTCGGCTAACGAAAATGTAATTATTGAACTGGATGATATACTCAAATTATTTCTATCTAAAAATTGACGGAGCTCCCCAAACCTGATATACTGAAAGTGCTTAGTCACTCTACTACTTTTACGGGATGCTCGAGCCAAACTTAACCGAGCTCGAGCTCTCCCGAGAGATTGAGATCACAGGATCAAAAATATTATGCGCGTCCAGTTGATACGATCTCTCGGGAGGGGTGGTTCCCTCTAGTAGAGGATATAATCCTCATACTCCGTTAGCTCCCCGGTCGGTGATCGGGGAGTTTTTTCTTTAAGATTGATTCGGTTGTATATCTATGATATACTAAGTGGGAACAATTAACGGAGGCTGTAAATGATAAACGCAATTCTTGCCTTAGTGATATCTATAGTCGGTGGGTTTTTTTGTGGGGTAGGATATATTTTATCGACGGTTAAAAACATGTTGGTTGAAAGTCAGGTTTACAGGGCTGTTGCCTTGATTTCTTTTGTGGTCTTTTCGTTTGTTGTATTTTGGGTAAGAATGAATTATGGATAATTGCCAGACCTGTGAGATCGCCGCGATTTCTTTGCTGACATTGGTTAGCGATCTCAAGAAACTGGATGAGGCGAGGTTTTTATATAGAGCTCATTTATGGCAGGACCATCATAACCCGCCTGGGATATTGATGAGGAGAAAGGCAAAGAAGCCGAGTATATTATCGAGAATAAAAAACCGTATTGTTACGGGAAGGATATAGGATAAATGAGCATACTAGATAAAATCGGAATCGAGGTGTCTCTTTCGGATATTCCAGCATATCATGTGCTGTGTATATTGAGGGAATCACCTTGGTACAAAGAAAGAAACACATTTTTTCGTAAATATATATATCCGTGGCTTTTGTTCTCGGATCACAGGTTTATGAAAAGGTTGTACCAACAGGCAATAACAGACACACAAGCGGGCTTAATGGGTGCAGTAATAGAAAAGGCAGAAAAGAAAATAAATGCCTAAACTCAAAACTTCCATCCAAGATGAAATATCAGGCATAGAGCGGGATCCGGATTCTCCCTCTTGTGGAAAGCAGGTATTGTTTAGGATCAAATTCCCTGGAGACAAATCGGGGGATATGGTCTTTTTATGGGAAGAGGCGGAGAAAAAGAAAATGTCCGGACAGGTAACAGTCGGGGATTCCATTGAATGTATCGAGGATAAGGTTGTCAAGGGTAGGCGGATGATTTATGTAATTTGCAAAGAATACCCTACAGTTCAAGAGGGTTGGATATGGGAGAGTCAGTTAACCAATTATGGAAAGGAGTTTGAGGATGAGCGTAAAAAAGATCGCTAGTAAATTCGAGGAGTATTTGGTCGCCGATAAAGATTACGAAATGGCGATTACAGAAAAACAAAAGGCGGAAGCGGAACAATCGAGAACGAAAATCGTCCGAGAGAAGATTGAGGATGATATTATAAAACTGATTGAGGGAGTGGAGGAGGAAGAGTTATATTTTCAGGTCGACGAAAAGGCGTATAGATTAGAGGTTAAGTATCCGGCTAGCGAGGACGCTTGGCTTGATATCGATACGGTAGATATCTATCTCGTCAGAGAGGCTTACAAATGACTAAACCAGTTATCGAGAATATTGGCGATAAGAGCTTGGACGAACATCCGTTTTTTATTGCGTTGCGAAAATATATCGCAAACAAAATAGTTAGGGAGCTATACCAAAAGGAATATACGGATGTCGAAGAAAAATGGAACCAAGCAAAAGAGGACACGAACAATGCATTTAAAGTATTATTGATTGAGACCGATGATTTGTTTCCAGGGAGCGAATACGGAGAGGACATTATTAGTCGAGCGTTCTTTTTAAATGGCAAGAGGTATTATTTTAAATATAATCCTGGGCGAGAATTTGACCACAACAAAGTAAATGTGATTGAGTTTGACATGTTTGAAAAACCAACCTCCTAACCGACTAAATACCTTAGTCATATAGAATGACCATTTAGTCAGATAAAACGAAATTTGAACGCTAAGAAACTACTAAGATAAGGAGTGTAATGTATGGGCAAACTGATTATTAAGCTGGTTGGATTGATTTTCTTATTTATTTGTTGTGCCGGATGTGTAGGGGCGTTGTGGGCGCTTAGACAATATGGAGTATTGTAATGAGTGATTGTAAGCATGAGAAACTACAAATTAGGGCACTGAATCCCTATGGTTTTAATATATATTGTGTAAATTGTGATAATTCTATTTTACATGGGGACTATGTTATCCTCACTAAAACCCACAAAGAGCTAATGGATGCTGTGATAGAGGCTGGTAGGGAGTATATGGAATTCTTTAGCCCTGTCCATGAGAGCTTTGACCTTCCTCCGTCAATGGAAAATGGACTTGATGTTATGAAAGAGCGTGCAAGGAATTTTTACGCTTCCCTAAAAGTTCTAGGAGATACTGTTGAGGGTGGATTGTAGGATGAACGTGGATTACAAATCTACCGTAAATAAAAGAAGAGTTTACCAAATAAAAGGAGTGTACCGATGAGTGAATACACAATTGTAAAATGTATAGGATGTGGAAGGTTGTTTAGAATAGCCTCAATGCAGGTTTATAAGGGTGATACAAGATATTGTTCTAAATGTAACAAGGATTCTGGTGAGGGTTCCGGTGAGTGGCAAAGCAAATAGCCCACACATTTAGGAGAATCTAATTATGATGGAACCAACTAATATCCACGCCCAAGAAAAAGGAGATAAGTGATGGGTGAAAAGAAAGGCGAATACAATACAGGAAATAAGGCTACAAAAGAACAGATCAAAGAATATTATCGCCCCCCTGAAGATATGGACGAAATGAATATTGGACTTCGGCAAGTAATCCGCCGCGAGGGACTCAAATATATTTTAGCAACGACTCTATTTTATGAGGTAGAGGATATTGTTTCGGGCGTGGTACAAAGGGGAGACGAGGCTATCGATATGTTTTTTGGAATTTTAGATATTACATAACTTGAACAATTCCCCCAAACCTGTATAATGTAAACATGGCAAGAAAAAAGAAAGCTCCCAAAAAACCCAAGACAAAGAGACCAACAAAAGCGCAAAAGGCATTAATGGACAAATGGGGACTGACCATCATGCAATTACTTTTCGCTGATGCTTATATCGAGTCGTTAAATGCGACATGGTCGGCGGGCGCGGCGGGATATTCGGGGTCTGAGACGACGCTCGCGGCACAAGGGAGTCGAAATACAAGAATCCCCAAGATTAAAGAATACATCGCCGCGAGACTGTCCGACGAGGCCATGAGCGCCGGAGAGGTTTTGACAAGACTCGCCCAACAAGCCAAATCGAATCCGTTGGAGTTTATAACAGATATCCGAGAGGTAGAGGACGACGGTGATTTTTATATGATTGTCGATTGGGACTTGGATGCGCTAAAGAAGAACGGACACATGGTTAAAGCGTTTCGACAAGGTAAACACGGAATCCATATCACCTTTGTCGATCCTCAAAAAGCACTAGAACTCTTGGGCAAATTCCATGTATTGTTTACTGATAAGGTCCAGATTGATACAGCCGAATTAGAGATCGTCGCGTTAATCAGAGAGGGTAAGGTAGAATACGAATGGATGGTAGAAAAGAGCGGGGAGAGTTTGGCAGAGAGATTATTCAAACAGGCGAACGTGCCGATTAGTAAAGAATAAGGAGAAATGTGATGGGCGATTCAACTAATGGCAAGGATTGTAAGCATGAGAATGAGGCGGGGGTGAGCATAAGAGATACTGTAGACGAGGATGGATTTTATGGAGAAGAGTTTTTTTATACGTGTTCTGATTGTCGAGAAGAAATTGAAGTAGTAATCCTCACTAAATTACGGCATAAACTAACCGAGGATGTGATAGAGGCTGGCAAGGAACAGGGACACGAAGGGGGCTGTTTATGCCTATCTCTAGTTGGCGGAGTAAAGGGAGTAGTAGAGAAAGAATGCGATTGCAATTTTGGTGTGCTAGAAAAAGCCCTCAAAGCCCTAGGAGACAAATAGCCCTGACCCTCAAACTCTCCCCCCGCGCAGAACGCAAACTCGCAATAGCCAAACTAAAAGGCGAGATAGATAAAAAACTCATGCTTGGCGATAAGCCAGAGTTTAGGGGCGCGGCTAAAGAGTTGATGAAGAACGAAGATGAGGAGGTCTTTATTGTAGGTGCCGCGGGGACAGGTAAATCGTTTGTATGTCTTTGGAAAATCCACGAATTACTATCTACTTATCCGGGTGCGAGAGCGTTGATCGTGAGAAAGACGCGGGAATCGCTCAACGAATCTGGGTTGAGGACCTACGAGGATTTCGTATTAGGTAAAGATCACCCGGTATTGCAACGGGGGGGACTCCGGCGAGTACGGCAAAAATACACCTATCCCAATGGATCTGAATTTATAATAACCGGGCTTGATCGCCCCGACAAACAATTAAAGATCATGTCAACCGAATATGATCTTATCTTTTGCCAAGAGGCCGTCGAGTTGGCAAGGGGCACGATCGAGGACTTAAACTCTCGACTCCGTAACTTTGTTGTACCTTATCAACAAATGATAATGGACTCAAACCCATCGGCGCCGAGGCATTGGCTAAAACAACGGAGCGATCTTGGGCTTACTACAATGCTCAACTCTGTCCACGAGGACAACCCGAGGTTGTTCAATAATGGCGAATGGACAGAGCAGGGAAAGGTATATCTCAAACGTTTGGATAAGCTCTCAGGACATAGACGTCTCCGCTTATTCTTGGGCAAGTGGGCGAGGGCGGAGGGGTTGGTCTACGAATCGTTTGACGATAACGTCCATTCAATAAAGCCTTTCGATATCCCGGGTGACTGGCGCCGGATTCTCTTTATCGACTTCGGGTATAAGAATCCATTTGTAGCGCAGGATTGGGCGTTAGACCATGATGATAATATGTACCTGGTCAATGAGTTTTATATGACCGGCCGGACAGTTGACGAAATGGTCAAGGGCGATAACAATAAAGGGTGGGAGGGTATGCTCGAATGGATGCCTCCTAAGAGGTTCGAGATCGTAGGTTGTGACCACGACTCCGAGGACCGGGCGACGTTGGAGCGGTTAGGGTATCCAAACGTGGGGGCTTACAAGGCGGTCGAGGTAGGTATCCAGGCCGTAGTAGGTGGGCTGAAGTTTAAAGACAATGGCAAGCCGTCGATATTCTTTTTCAAGGACGCGTTGATCGAGCGAGACGAAAGCCTTGTCGAAGCCGGTAAGCCATTCACGACGGTCCAGGAGTTCGACTCGTATATGTGGGCGAAGGATGTCGAAGGTAAAGAGATAAAGGAAAAGCCGGTAAAGCTGGACGATCATGGATTGGATACTTTGAGGTATGCGAAAGCATATGTAAACGGATTGGATGAGTCTCGGGCTGGGCAGGTTGGGGTCGGGGAACATCCACTAAAGGATTTTAGATAATGGAAGATTTATATGATAGGCTTTATGAAAAATTGGCAGCGATTGAGCACGAACGCTGGTCTGATTGGATGCGATATCAATTTACTCTTTGCAAAGAAAATAAAAACGGCTCTCTAACAATACCTTTGAAACTAGTTGAAAGATGGAAAGCCCAAATAGACACTAATTACACAGATTTGTCTGAAAGAGAAAAGGATTCAGATAGAGAGCAGGTTGATAGATACTGGAATTTAATTTGTGCTTATGTTGAGGGTTTGGATGTCTGACTCACAAACAACCCGCTTAATCATCGACGCCCTAGCCTACACATACGGTCGCGGTAATTGCCTATTCTTTGAGGAGCTCTTGGTATCTGCCGGTCAAGTTGAGCAACGACTCGACGCGTGGTCTATTGATCTCTCACCTGAAGCGATGTATATGTCGATCGCATTTGAGGTAAAGGCGAGCCGGAGTGACCTGTTAGCTGAGTTGAAAGTACCCACCAAAAGGCTCCAGGGAATCCAGTTGTGCAATCAATTCTATTATGTGACCCCGCCCGAGTTGTTCAAGAGTGTCGACGAGGTACCGGGTGAGTGTGGCTGGATGGTTGTGGAAAATGGTATAATCAGTATAATAAAGAGTGCCCCATACTTCACGAACCCGCCGCCGACCTGGGGATTTGTAGCAAGTTTATTAAAGAGGTTGCGATAATGGACATAGAAAGAACTGAAAAAAAGACAACTGAATTAGTCGAAAGAATAAAAACAACACTGGAAAGTGGTAGCTCGCTGGAGATAAACAGGAGGACAAATAACGGAGTACCAAGCAAGATACATATTATTTACAATTCTGGACCTGATTGGCAAAGGGATTCAAAGACATTATACATCTCAAAAGAAGATGCGGAAGAGCTTAGAGTGTTGCTTTCAAATTTCCTAGACGCAATCAACAAACCTAAAATTGAAACCATCCCTCAAGGTAACAATGCCTAATCAAATCATCCTCTCCCTGCTAGTAGGCGCCCTACTTGGATTCGTTGTCCGAGCGTTAGAGCTACCAAAAGAGATCAGAGCGTTTATCGCTTTATCTCTGGTCGCCGCGGTTGCTGTGTTTTTGCTCAAAGAATTTGGAATAAATATTTTTATATGATATAGTGAGTTGGAGGTTGTCGATGATAGAATGGATAAAGGCAGAGGACGAATTACCTAAACCGTCCGAGGAAAAAGAGATATGGGAATTGCTCTTTAGTAACCCAGAAATATTAATGTGCAATGGCGACAACGAGGTACAGTGTGGTTGGTATCATGTTGACGAAGGATTTATTTATAATGACGATGCAAGGCCGTTAAATTGGGACGCTATCCATTGGGCGCCAATCAACTTACCACAGGAGTCATAAATGGCTAATAAAATAAAAGGCAAAGGATTTTTATCAAGAGTAGGGGCTGGCTTCAAAGCATTTCAAGAAGCGATTATGACTACCAAGGACGCTGCGGATCCATTCGATGATTACACCGATTACGACGCGAGACGTTTGCGATATGCGATCCTTTGGTCGTTTTATCAAAACACAGCCTATCGAAACATCAATACGTGGTCAACCACTTACCGAACCGATTACTCGCTTTACAAATACACCCGCCCGATCTATAACCCAACAAGGCGGCTTGCGAACTTCTGGAAAAATCATTTACAGGGCGGGGTATTGACCCTCGACCCAAAGGTGAAAAGCTTCAGATTCTTACCTATTGAGTTTGGAGAAAACGCGATCGCAAAGGATTTATTCCCGTCGATACAAGCTCTTTGGGATTGGTCGAATTGGTTGCGCCAAAGGCCGCTCTATTATTTATACGGCGTAGTAATGGGGGACGTAGGACTAAAGATCGTCGACGACATTGACAGGAAAAAGGTATATATCGAGATCGTACATCCTGGAACGGTTAAGAATGTGGACTTAGACCCGTTCGGGAATGTCAAGGGGTACACAATTGCCGAGCAAAGACTAGACCCGGACGACGAAAGCAAAACGGTTTGGTACAAAGAAATCGCAAAGCGCGACGGTGATAAAAATGTAGTCTACATGACCTTCAAAGATAAGGAGCCTTTCGACTGGTCGGGTGACGCAGGGCGGGGCGAGGAGTGGAGGATTGAGTATGGATTTGTCCCCTTCGTATGGGTCAATCATATTAATAACGGGTTACCATATGGTGAGTCAGAGATCCATTCTAACCGGGTATTATTCCACGAGCTCGACGATATGGCCTCGGCACTGAACGATCATGTTAGAAAGTCTGTAAACTCTCCCAAGCTGTTTACGGGTATCCGGGGAATAGAGGAAATAAACGCCGCTCATACTGACGCCTTTACAGACCGGCCAGATCCAGGGAGAGAAGAAATTGTCGCTCTTTATACAACCAAGGAAAACGCAAAGGCGCACAGCTTGATCGAGCCTTTGAATTACGACGGCGTATCGGGGAATCTAAAAATGATGTTAGATAACATCGAAAAGGAATATCCAGAGTTAAGGTTAGACGCCCTTGAAGCTGAAGGACAAAGCCTGTCGGGTAGGGCTCTGAGGATCGCGAGGGAGCCGACCCAAACAAAGGGAGACGAATACAGAATACCTTACGACGCTGGACTAGTGGCCGCTCACATGATGGGTATCGCGATAGGTGGGTTTAGAGAATACGAACAATTTAGTGGATTTGGCCTTGATTCTTTCGAGGAGGGAACAATAAAGCATATGATCGGGTCTCGCCCGATGTTCAACAGCGACCCCATGGACGAGCTAGAAGAGGAGTTGTTATTTTACAAAACTGCCGCAGCCGCGCAGAGTGTTGGTGTTGGGTTGCTTTTATTCTTAGAAAAGAAAGGGTGGTCTGATAAGGATATCCAAGAGATACAAGAATCAGAGAGATTCCAGGCGATCCAGGCCGGACTCGCTATGGCGCTGGACGACGACGATGATTTGGGCGATGAAATAGAGGAGGGGTAAAAGTGAATAACCCCCAAGTCTTTATCGCCATAAAGTGCGCCTGTGGAAAGATAGGCGATTTTGTAATTGCAGACTTTGACGACTGCGGACTCCCTCGGAGTGTCGGCGGGTTTTGTGTAAGCTGTGCTTGTATTTTCGGTATCCACGCCGGAAGATGTCAGACAACTAACCACAATTTGAGTGTTAGAATGGTAAGACGATTTTATAATCATTTAGTAATCGGAGGTTTAAACTGATGGCAGACGAAAGAACAGATCGAGAAATATTATTATCAATCGAGGCACTGTTAAAGGGTGGGGGAGTTGTTGTACCCGGAGGCGATCCCACATTACAGCCTGCGTTTTCGACAGGGGCGAAAGGGACTCGTAGGGTCCAATTAAAGTTCACGACTCGCTTGAGTCTCCCAAAGACAAGCCTGTCCGGGAAGCCGCTTTACAATGTAAAGAACGGCGTACAGACTACCCTGAAACATTACAAGCCAACTAGTACAAAGAAATACTGGATCGGTGATGTTGTTGAAGTGTGGCGCCCCTATGTTCCAGGTGACGGTACAAGACTGTGGGAGGTCGTGGGGCGACCTGGACAGTTCTTGAGAGAGAATACGATAAACTTTTTGTAAATGGCAAAAGGCAATTAGGCAAAATAAGGCTTTGGCATTAGAAAGGAAAATATATAATGGTTACCTTTAAAGTAAAAATGCCCGATATTTTATTCGGCAAACTTCAAAAAGAAGCATTGGTAAAAAACATAAAACTTGTAGAATTAATCAAGGAGTATTTTAGACTAGGTTTGGTTATTTCGCAGATTATAAGAGACGGCGATAAAATAATAATCAGGGAAAACGACGGAGAGGAGAGGGAATTACGACTATGAAAATCATATTCCTAGACTTCGACGGCGTTCTAAATAACACCAAATATTTAGAGGCTCAAAGTGAGATCGTGTTCGCTCCGTTTGATTTTGTGAATGTGGAGAATCTAAATACTATAACCGACATAGGGGATATCGGAATTGTAATAACAAGCGATTGGCGTCGCTTTGGGCTGGACTTGAAACAATTTGTCAAGCGGTATGGGGTAATTGGAAATGTCGTCGGGGAAACAAGGGTAACAGATCATATGCCGCGCGGTATGGAGATACAGGCATGGTTATTAAAATATCGAGTTGATAAAGAATTTATACAAAAATTCGTTATCCTAGACGACCGTGACGACATGGGTTATATCTCAGACAGATTGATCCAAACCGACCCCGCGGTAGGCTTGACTAAAGAGGACGCCTTGAGAGCGATTGAGATGTTGAGATGAGAAGAAAGGAAAGGTAAGTGATGGAATTGAATCCAAATGCATATTCCGTATATTTGAAGCAATCATTGGAATCAGTTGACCAAGTTTTATTTATTGGGGTCATTCTGCTAAATGCGATAATGGAAGATGGTTACTTTGATAATTACGAGGATAGGTTTGAGCGTATTGCTGTAAGAGCAAATAATTTAATTGAAGCAACTGAAAAAATTCATAAAATCGGTGGAATAAAATACGACCACCTAAAAATGAATTGGACAGTTATTAAAGTTGAACAGACAGGGGCTGAATTTTGCGAGCTAGGTTTTTGGGAAGCACTTGATAAGGAAAGGTTTCGCTAATTACTCTTATCGAAACCAT